TGCGGAGAGAGAGGCACTAAAACCCGCAATCCTTTCTGATGTCAGAAAATGCCAAAAACCTAACACACAGGGTTTTTCATTTTTATCGTGGTGTTTTATAATACCACACAATGCCATTTTACCCCTTTTAATTCGTGTACATTTTCGTGTACGCCTTTTTTCTTTACTTATTTTCGTGTACACCGGACTTTATAACTTGTTGAAGCGTTCCATCGCCTTTGCTTTCAATTCGTCAACAATTGCCATATAAGGTTTCATTGCTTTCATGTCTGAATGCCCCGTCCATTTCATAATCACTTCGGATGGGATGCCAAGTTGTAACGCCGTGACTACAAAAGTACGCCGACCGCAATGTGTTGTAAGCAACGCCCACTTGGGAAATACTTGTTCGTGTCGTTCGTGTCCTTGAAAGTACACGATTCGTGTCGGTTCGTCAATTCCGCAAACTTGCCCCATGACTTTCAATTGTGCGTTCATCTTGACGTTGGAGATTACAGGCAACGCCAAATCGCCTTTGATGTTGTCATTCTTGTATTTGTCAAGGATGGCTTGTGCGTGGTCGTTGAGTTCGATGCGCAATCCGTCATGCGTCTTTTGTGTGACCACATCAAAGAATCCATCCTTGATGTCGGTGCGTTTCAGCTTTGCAACGTCCGAATATCGCAACCCGGTGAAGCAGCAGAACAAGAACACATCGCGCACACGCGCAAGGCTTTGTTGTGTCGCGGCAAATTCCCATGATTCAAGGCGTGATATTTCGTCACGGGTTAAATATATGATTTCCTTGTTCCCGTCAACGCCTTTCATCTTTGGTTTGAATGTTTCATGCAAGTTGCCTTGGTAATAGCCTTTTTGATGCGCCCAGCGCAAAAACCACCGGAAGAACGCAAGATTCTTGGCAATGGTCGTGTTGCGCATATCCTTTCGCAAAAGCGCGTCAACATACCCTTGCATCTTTTGTTCGGTCAACGATGGAAACGACAACTTGGCATCATACGTTGCGATGTGATGCCGGAGGGCGGCAAACTTTTCAAACGTTCCGTCCGTCCATTGGTTTTTCTTGCCCATTTCGCGCGTGAACATATCGAACACCTTGAAGAAATTTTCATCCGGCGATGGCAATGTGTCGTTCAATTGCGTTTTGCGCCCAACCATATCATTGAACAAGTCTTTGATTTCGCCCGGTGTCGGCACGCGCTTTTCAATGAGTTCGTAACGCGCAAAGATTTCGTTGCAAACGGATGTCCATTCGTCAATGGTTCGGTTGATGTCATCGCACACCGGACACGATGGCAACGCGCGCATGGTGTCGGTGTTCCAATCGGCGGCATCAATGTTTTGCCGCAATGGGAAATCCAACGGGCGTTCGCCATGCAACGTGACGCGCATTCGGATGGCAAGATTTGTCGTTTGCCCGGCGGCGCGCTTGTGCAACAAGAACTTTATTCCTTTTTTGATGTGCATTTTGATGAATCTTTATTTGATAGCATATCACCAACACCAAGCAGCAACCACGCCGGATTCACGCCGCCATCTTTGCAGATTGCAGAAAGCGCATCCAAATCAATAACCCGGTACGTCATCGCGTCCGTTCCCAATGTGTTGCGCAATAACGAATATTTGGTGCGGTTGAAATTATGGTCGCGGCAGAAGCCTTTCAACCCGGAAATCTTGCCGGATTGAATCGCCAATTCAAGGGCTTGGAAAAAGCGCGCTTGGATTGCGTTTGCTTGTGGGTTGATGTATTTTTTCATTTGCTTGTTCGCTTGACTTTTATTGTTTGATTCTGATTCGCGGTTTTCCCTATTATATATAAGGTGGCGTTTTCGTTTACGGAAAAGTCAAATTTGATGGTCAAATCCCATCCGCGCGTTTCTTTGATTTCCGCCGTGCGTGTTTCGGGATAGTAAGTCCATTTTCCTTGCGTCAATATTTCCTTTTCCCCATCCTTGATTTGATATTTCGTGAACGCGTCCGGGCGTGCAAATTCATAAACGCAACCCGTGCCGGATATATCCACAAAGTAACCATCGGAACATTTATAAGCATATTCCGTCCATGTGCCGGATATGTCCGACAATACAACTTGCGGTTCGTCATCGCCATCATCGTTCAAGGATGACGAACAAGAACAAGCCATGTTCACCAGCATCAAGGCGAACACCAACCATGTATATTTCACCTTTTGCATAACGCCATTTTCTTTTTGTAGTTATCAACCATTTGCGTGAACAATACTTTGTCCACGTCCGTTTCCGTTTCGCCTTTCAGCGAAGCCAATTCCAACGCATCAAAGATTTCATTCGGCATAACCGAATAATAAGACGGGTTGCCGTAATAATCGGCGACCTTGATTTTTATTGCATCCATATCATTGTTGTTTTGTTAGATTGTCAATTATAGCCAACAGGCGGTCAATGTGCGCTTGCGCGTTCTGCAAAGATGTTTCCTTTGCCGCAAGCAATTCAACCAGCTTGGATAGTTCAGAAGTAAACCCGGCGTTTCCGCCTTGGATGTTGTTGTTGCCCATCACGTTCGTTTGTTCAACGTTGCCGCCGAAATACGTTTGCGGTTTCAGACCACGCAATAATGCGTGCTTGCTTTCGGGAATTGTCGTGCCGGATTCCCAATTTTGAACCGTTCTTTCACTTACACCAAGCCTTTTTGCAAGTTCGGCTTGCGTAACGCCCAAATGTGCGCGAATTTCCTTAATATCTAAATCGTTCATAATCAATGACTTATTCAAATGAAACACTTTTTAACACGCATAAAGCGAAAATTTATCACGAAATATTGCGTGATTTCGCGAAACATTGCGTATCTTTGCAAACGTAAACGGAAAACATTGCAAAGGTAAAGCAAAAATGAACGCAAAACAATAGCAAATTTACGTCATTTTTCGCGAAATACCAGCAATAACCCCGAAATATTAACAAAATAAAACTTTCGCAACAATGATGAATTTCAACATTACAATCGTAAAGAACGATGATTTCAAGACCGTGGGATTCCACGTTTATGCAGAAAAGAAACAAATCTTTTCTTGGGGACTTGCAAGTGATATGTATTACAACAAGAAAATCGCCGTAAATCCCGAACACCTTGACAAGGTGATGGAACTTGTAAATATCAAAACCAAGATTGCGGGTCTTGAAGAATCAAAGCATGATTGGTTTGACATCGCAAAAGAAAATGGCGTTGACCTAAGTCGTGGCTACAAGTTCACCATAATTGATGAAAAGACAAACAACTTGAACAAGCGTTTGTTGAACATCATCAATTCATTCAAGTAATAACAACCGGGGTGGCACGCCCACCCCATTAAATACTTTCGCAACAATGACAATCCAAGAATTTCAATCAAGAACACAAGTTTCGGTGGATGTTTCCGAATTTGAATCCATCACCACGGTGTATATGCAATCCGATGTTGACAAGGACACATTTTGCAAGATGTGGCGCAAGATGAACGCAACACGCGTGATGGCTGCAAAGGAGCAAGCCAAGAAGCAACAAACCATTGACAAGGTGTTTTCAATGGTGATGGCAAATCCGGAATGGACGGACGTTGAACATTATAATGACATCGCCGTTGCCGTTCTATCCGGCAAGGACAAAGCCTTGATTGAATCAATCGGCATTTCGCTTGTAAGCGAACCGGACAACAACGGATTCCGTCATTTCAAAAGATTTAGTGAATTGCGTACGGAAATCAACGCATTCTTGAAAGCATAATAATCACGGGCGGTTCACGCCGCCCATAAATCACATATATATGAGTAAAGAACAATTTTCATTCAACAAAGGATGGTTGCAGTTACGCCAAGGCGATATTGCAGCGTGCCGCAAAGAATTGATGGTCGTGTTCAACGTAACAACACGCGCCGCGTTCTTGCAGCGATTGAAAGGCAACGTCATCCCGAATGTGCTTGAAGCGCACAACGTGGAAAAGGTGTTTGCCAAGTACGGCATCAAAGACGTGTGGGGGGCTTGATTATGGATGCCGTAAAACTTACCAAACGCGAATCCGAAATTGCGGAATTGTTCGCATGGGGCGCAAGCAAAAAGGAAATTGCAAATCGCCTGTTTATTTCGGAACGAACCGTTGAGAATCACGCCCGGCGAATCTTTGAGAAAACCGGATGTTCAAAGGTCAACGAGTTATCCGCGTGGTGGTTTTGCACAACATTCCACATATCATTCAGTTTGTCGCCCATCAAACGCAAGTTCATCGCGCTTTGTTTCCTTGCGATGCTTATGCCAACGATATTCAACAACGACAATGTGGTTGTAAGAGTGCGAACCGCACGATGCAGAACAACCAGCGTTCAACGTTCACGCCGTGACAATGACAATGGAACGGCAGATTTTCAAATCTTATAAATACGCATAATATGGAAAAGTTTAATTCAGCAATTCAATTGGTGTTCGCCGCGTTCATCGTCCTGTTTGGATTTGGCACAATGATTCGTTGCATCATCGCCGGAAGTGATTTCTTCTATATCATCATGTTTGCGTTGATGGGAATCATCGGACGCGCAATGTTCCGGGTTTTGCTTAAAGAATACAAGGAAGCGAAATGATGGAGATTACAAGCGACACACGAATCATTGATTTAACCGTTGGGCAACTGATGGATTTGTTCGCCAAGGCGCAAGCACCAGCGACACAAGCGCAACCGAAAGAAGAAAAACGCCTTGTGTATGGTATCGCCGGAATCGCACAAATATTCAATTGCAGCATGACAACGGCAAACCGAATCAAAGCATCCGGGCGAATAAATGACGCGATAACCCAGCACGGGCGCATCATCGTTGTGGATGCTAACAAAGCGTTACAATTATTCAACAATAAATAATATCGCAACAATGAAACAAGTAACATTGAAATCCATCACCTTTTGCAATTTCAAGGGTGAACAGGAACGGACAACGACATTCAATCCGGATGTCACGACCATTTCCGGCGGAAACGGACTTGGCAAGTCAAGACATTTTGACGCGTTCATTTGGCTTTTGTTCGGCAAGGACGCGCACGACCGCAAGGATTATGAAATCAAGACCCGTGTCAACGGCGAAGAATTGCACAAGTGCGAATGTAGCGTGACGGGTGTCATCATCGTGGATGGTGAAGAAATCACCTTGAAGCGCGCTTTCGTTGAAGATTGGGTAAAACCACGCGGACAGGTTGAACAGGTGTACAAGGGCAACCACACGGAATGTTGGTGGAACGAAACCCCGGTCAATGTCGGCGAGTATGACAAGCGCATTCAAGCCATCGTTGATTCATCCGTTTTCAAGATGATAACCAATCCGGCATTCTTTGTCGGCATGAAGTGGCAATTGCAGCGTGAACAATTATTCCAGCTTGCCGGAAGTGTGACCGATGAAGAAATCGCCGCGGACAACCCCGATTTTGTCAAGTTGTTGGATGCCATATCCGGCAAGTCGCTTGCGGACTACAAAAAGGAAATGGCAGCGCGCAAGAAACGCTTGAACGAGGAATTGAAGCAGATTCAACCACGCATTGACCAAACGCACAAGATGATGCCCGAACCGGAAGATTTCGCCGCCCTTGAATCCCAGCTTGCCGACATTGACAAGGAAATCGCCGACACCGACAACGCGATTGCAGATGTGAACAAGGCGATTCGCAAGCAATATGAAGCGGAACAAGCCAAGCAAGCCCGCGTGAACGAGTTGACCACACAGGCGCAACAAGTAGTGTTTGACGCAAAGACAAAGGCACAGGATGCCGCGTTTGAAGCCAACGCACAACGCCGCGAGATTGCCAACGAAATCAAGACGTTGCAATCACAACTTGACACAAACAAGCGCAATTGCGCCACAATACAAGTTGACATCGCCCGCATTCATCGTGACATTGACAAGTGCAAGGGAGAACAAGACACGTTGCGCGAATCATGGCACAAGGAGAACGCCAAGGAGTATTCCGGCGAAACAACTTGCCCACATTGCGGACAAACATTGCCGGATGATATGATTGCGAAAGCAAAGGACGTTTTCGACAAAGCCAAGATGGGCAACTTGACCGACATCACGAACAAGGGAAAGCACCTTGGCGAAAAGATTGCGCAACTTGAAGTGGATGCAGCCGAAAAGCAAAAGTCCGTTGACGCGTATCGCGAGGAAAACAACGGATTGGATGAACGTATAAAATCCGCACAAACAACGCTTGAAACCTTGCCGGAAAAGGCGACCGCCGAAGTTGTCCCCGATAATATCCCGGAATGGGTGGAACTGCAAAAGCAGATTGCCGACATCAAGGCGACCATCACAACCGACAACACGGGCGTTGACACAAGCGCGTTGCAAGCATCCAAGAAAGAATGGATGACCAAGCGCAACGATGTTTCAACCCGTCTTGCCAAGCGTGGCGCAATCGAAAGATGCAACAACGAGATTGCCGACCTTGAAGCACATGGCAAAGATGTTGCCAAGCAAATCGCCGACATCGAACGCGAAGAATACACGGTTGAACAATTCAACAAGACAAAGGTTTTAGAATGCGAAAAGCGCATCAACGCCAAGTTCCATTTCGCGACTTTCCGGTTGTTCGATTACACCTTGGATGGCAATCCGGTTGAAACGTGCATCCCATTATGCAATGGCGTTCCGTATGGCAGCGCGAACACCGCAAGCCAAGTGAATGCCGGACTTGACATCATCAACGCCTTGTGCGCGTTCTATGGTGTATGTGCGCCGATATTCATTGACAACCGCGAATCGGTGAACGAAATCATCCCGGTTCAATCACAAGTTATAAACCTTGTCGTGACAAACGACAGTAAATTAACAATACAATGAACGAATTACAAAAACCGAATGGTGGCGCGGTCGTAATGCAGCCAGCCACAACAACCCCGGCGTTCAATTTCTTTGACCCGGTACAATTTGAAACCATGCAACGTGTTTGCAGTTTCTTCGCATCATCCGACCTTGTTCCGGAGAATTACAAGGCGACTTTGAAGCCTATCCCACCCGGAGCAAATGAAGAAACCATCAAGGCTATAAGGGCTGAAAACACGGCAATCAAAACCAAGGCAATTGCAAATTGCATGATTGCCGTTGAGGTGGCAACGCGCATTGGTGCAAGCCCGTTGATGGTTATGCAGAACATGGCGGTGATTTATGGTCGCCCATCATGGTCATCCAAGTTCTTAATTGCAACCGTCAATTCGTGCGGTCGCTTTGAACCTTTGCAATTCCGTTTCACGGACAAGGGCGCGTTGGGAATGGTTGATTACACCGATTATGTTTGGAATCAACAAAAGCGTTGCAAAGAACCCGTAAAGAAACAATTCGATGGAAAGAACATCCACGAAATCGAATGTGTTGCATACACAACCAAGCGTGGTTCGGACGGGATTTTGGAATCATCCCAGGTTTCAATCCGGCTTGCGATTCAAGAGGGTTGGTACACAAAAAGCGGTTCAAAGTGGCAAACGATGACAAAGCAAATGTTGATGTACCGCGCCGCGTCCATGTGGACAAACGCTTATGCGCCGGAACTTTCGATGGGTATGCGTACCGTTGAGGAACAACAGGACATTTACACCGAATATGAGGATGTAACCGCAAGTGAAGTTTCCGCCGAAAAGGAAGCAAATGCGAACAAGAAACGCATTTCACTTGGTACAGGAAGCGAAAAGCCGGAAACGGGCGAAATAAGCCACGATAATAACGCGGCAAAGGAAACGCCCACCAACAATGCGAAAGTAGCGGAAAACGCAAACAACGCCCCAAATCCGGGGTTTTAATCACTTAATCCGAAAGGCAAATGGAATTGAAAATATTGGGTTCATCCAGCAAGGGCAATTGTTACTTGCTTGACAACGGCAAGGAAGCGTTGATGATTGAATGTGGAATCGCCTTCAAGAACGTACAAAAGGCGGTTGATTTCGACATCACGCGAATCAAGGCTTGCATCATATCGCACGAACACGGCGACCATGCAAAGCACGTCAAACGTTGCCTTGATGCCATGATTCCTTGCTATATGTCGGACGGAACAAGAAACGCCCTTGGGTTGGCATCGCATCCATTGGCACACGCAATGACCGAAAACGTGTTGCACAAGATAGGAAATTTCGGTGTTTTGCCATTTGACACCGAACACGATGCCGCCCAGCCTTTCGGGTATCTGATAGCACATCCCGAATGTGGCACGGTGTTATTCGCGACCGACACATATTATCTGCAATACACGTTCGATGGTTTGAACAACATTCTTATTGAGTGCAACTATCGCCAAGACATCTTGGATGCCAACGTGGAAGCCGGGTTGATTCCGGCAAAGTTGCGGGCAAGAACGATGAAAAGCCATTGCAGCTTTGAAACGTGCAAGGAGATATTGCAAGCGAACGACCTTTCAGAAGTCCACAACATCGTGTTGATTCACCTTTCCGATGGCAATTCAAACGCCGTTGAGTTCCAGCAAGGAATCGCGGAATTGACACACAAGATTGTCACCGTTGCCCGTTCGGGAATGACTATCAATTTCAACAAGTCACCATTTTAACAACAAAGAAAATGAAAAAGTACATTATCAAAAACGCGGATGGAAGCGAGCAAAGCGAAATGCAAGCCATCCATGAATCACGCAAAGAAGCCGGGGAAACCTTGATGGACTACATTTGCGACCACAACGAAGATTTGGACGTTGACGATGACGATTATTTGTCGCCGTTTGATTTCGCCCTTGAAGAAGTTGAATGCAAGGAAGTGAGCGAAGTAATCACGGACTTTGAGAGCGCAAGGAAAGCCCTTGGTGGCAAGCCGAACGCGGACTTTACCGTTGCAAAGAAGATTCTTTCCGGAAACGTTGTCCAACTTGAAGATGTCGCAAGACTTGTGACCGACATCAACCCCAAGCACATTGAAGCGTTGATTGCCTTAAACAAGTTGTTCACCATCGCACAGGCATGGAACAAGGAAGATGGATTTGTACCCGATTTCTCGGATTGGGAACAAGACAAGTGGTTTCCTTGGTTCGTGTATGACAAGGATGCTGCGGGGTTCG